ACCAAAGGTCTTCATCCACCTCAAGACAGGAAACGAGTATCTGGTCTTGCATCGCGGCGTCATCAATGCTACGAATGCCCAGGATGGAGAGCAGATGGTGCTCTACACCCCCTACACCAAGAACCCGGGCCACAACCCCTGGTACGTTCGCGAAGAGACTGAATTCGACACGAAGTTCAAGGAGAAAGACAATGGATAACAACGGCATGGACGACATCGAAGTGTTGAAGCTGGAGAACAAGGGCCTGCGTGTGCAGAATCAGGCCCTCATCGATGAGATTCGAATCCTTCGGCGCTACCGGCAAATCATCGAGCGCTCATCGGCCATCGTGGACAACATTCCGACCGTGATGGGGTCGCTGATTGAGATGGAGTCATCAGAGCCCATCACCGACGATGAGCCGCTCTTTACGCTCCTCGCTGGGTAGCGAGTTCGTCATACTTCGGGCTCTTGTACTGGACACGGCCGGCGGCATTGAAACCGTAACCCGGCATCAAGGTCGTCAGAACACAGCGGCAGTGTGGATGTAGACCGCCCACCTTCGGGGTTGGATCGCCCCTCTTGTGGTATCCCGAGCCCAGCTCACTGAGCTTCCAACACCTGGGAGTGATGCGGTCTTCCAACATGTGCAACCTGGTGCATTCTGGACACCGGACATCATCGCGTACCGTGACAAAGAAGACGGTGGGGTCATCGATACCTGCAGCCGCATTGCTGCGTACGATGCCGTCCATGATGCTGGTGTTGCGGACCACCGTTGACTCGGTCTCGAAGATGCGCTTGAGGTCTCTGGTGGCGTCACCCATGACTTCATAGAGCTTCCCGCCGAGCACCGTTTCGATGTTGGTCTTGACGCCCTTGTTGCCGGCCTCCTGGAGGAACGCCTGGACCGACTGAACCACCTTAGCCTTGGCACGTTCCTTGGTGGCATCGATGTAGGAATTGGAAATCTTCAAAAGTGTCTTGAGGACGTCTTGGTCTGGACGCACACCTTCCTCGGCTGCAGCCAGGTCGAAGATGCCCTTGAGGGTCAGGTCGGGGCGGTAGGCGATGTAGAGGCGCTTGCCAGTGGGGTGCTTGTCCCCAAGGGTGTGGTTGCGAATCTTCTCGAAGAGCTTCTCGACCGCGCCCTCTATCAGCTTGACGGCCGCAGGCCCCAGACGTGGCTTCATGGGTTACCCCTTCTTCTTGGCCGAGGGCTGATGCTTCTCGGCGACGTCGAGAATCTCCTTCATGGCCTCTCGGCTCTCCGCCTCGAAAGCCTGGAGGGCCTTCTTGACGAACATACGCTGCTGAGCCAGAAGCCGGCGTCGGCTGGTGGGCATCTGGGCCTCAGACTTGCTGAGGAGACCGCTGAGTTGGTCAAGGCTGCGCGTCAAGTCCTGGGGTGCCTGGTCTGGGGTTGCTTCTTGGGGCTGGTCCCCACCCTGCTGGTCTGGCTGTTGCTGTTGGTCCCCACCCTGGTCCTGCTGGTCACCCTGGTCTCCGCCTGGCTGCCCACCACCAGAATCACCACCGCCCCCTGGGGGAGGTTGTGGCTGTTGTGCTGCCTGCTGAGCCTGTTGCTCGGCCTGGAGGAGCTGCATCTGGGTGAAGTAGTTCGGGTTGTTGAGGAAGTCGTAGCGGGGGTCCTTGGAGGCACCCTTCATACCGAAGAAATGCTCCATGATGGCGCCCTGGGGCACGTACTTGTCGAGCACAGCCTGCCACTGGGGGTTGAGGAGGAACTGACCGCCCCACTCCTTGCCAACAGGCTTCTTCTCGACCTTGTCGAGGACTTCGTCCATGGACATGTGGACTGCCATGTCCTGCTGGAGGCGGGTCGATTCCTTCTCTGCCGTTTCCACGTCCAAGCCCACGAATTTGAGGCTGCAGGTCTTGGAAAGCTCCTCATCGATGAGGGGCAGAATCTTCGAGTTGACGAAGTTCTGGAACTGGGCCAGAAGGGGTCGAATGCCGACATCTCGGTGAGCTTCGAGTTTGTACTCGTTGTTCGACTCGCTGAGGGCCTGGTTGTTGGTACCACGCGACAGGTGGGCGTATCCGGGCAGCTCTTCCGGGCTCATCTGGAAACCGGAGAGAATGACACGTGCATTGGTGTCGCTCAGGTACTGGAACTCCATGTCGCGAGAGCTGTTGTCGATGGGGTACCAGCCGATGTCGTCGTCCGTGCCGACACCGAAGATAGGCATGCGCCAGGCATTGCCCACACTGTTGATGGAGGCCTGGAACTGCTGGCGGATGTGCTTGATGACACCATCATCAGCGTCGTCCGACTTGATGACAATCATGCCACGGGCAGCTCGACCAGATTGGAAGTAGAGCTTGTTGTGGTTCCCGATGTTGATGTGCGTGGTGACTGCCGTGATGATGGTATCGAGAGGCGTAAGGGGGTACCCGTCCAACTCCACGTCGGTCACGGGGTAGAAGTTGTGGACCAGGCACTCTTCAGCCGTGAAGGCCTGCACGGGGCGACCGCTGATGACCTGCACCCAGGCGTATTCGTCGTCCTGGAAGCGCTCGGGCTCCAGGTCCTTGTTCTTGATTTGTTCCAGGAGCTTCCTGGCCTGCTTCCGCACCGTGTCGCCAGCTTCCTTCTGTGGAGCTGCGCGGTAGATGGTGCCAGCATCGATGGGTCGAAAGCTGTGAAAGCGCTTCTTGCCGTCCATGCCATCCACGTTGATGGCCTCAACCGCGATCCGGCCAAAGAGGCAGGCATTGCGGGTGCACATGTACATGAACTGACCAAAACTGAGAGCTTCGGTGTCCTTCCAGCCCTTGGTCTCGCCACAGCTGAGAATCTTCAGCTCAGCCTTGCTGATACGGTCCTGAAGGTCCTTCTTGGCCTTGTCGTCGAGCTTCTCAAGCAGACCTGGCTCTGGCTCAATCTTGAAGCCGGTGCTGAAGCGGTCTGGCTGTGGTCGTCCGAAGCTGCTGAGCTGGTTGGAGCGGGCATTGCAGATGGCAGCGACAAGGTCGTCCTGGATGCCGATGCGCTTCAGAACCTCGTCTGGCAAGAGACGAAGCTTGGTCTTGTAGAGGGCCTGGTAGGTGTTGTTGAGTGCCGGGTCTGTGTCGAACGCCAGGCGCTCGATGGTGTCACCAGGTCCGTTCAGGAGATTCATCACGGACTTCACAAGGGGGCTCATGCCCGCCATGCGCTTGTCCTCAGCGTCGACCTGCTCCTTGGTCAAGGGCGAGGTGCCGAAGGGGTCCGTCAGGTGCATGGAAATCTTGCCACCGGCCTTCGAGGCGGCTGCTGGCCGTGGACCAACGACGCTCTCAATGAGAGACTTCGCCAGTGGGCTCAATTCAGTTTCGATGCTGTTTCGTTTCTTGGCCATTTGGACACCTTATTCGGCGTGGATGACAACCACGTTCAAGGTCACCGGGGAACGATTGACGATGGACAGGGACCACGCCGGGCCCCTCTTGAGGTAGGGCCCTGGACGGTCGGGGTTGCCGGCTTCGATTGGGGAAAGGCGCTGGCTGTTGTCGGTAGACCCATTCAGGCGGAGTGCGGCTTCCTGGTCGGCTTCGATGTAGAGGAAGCTCTTGGCGTCGGTGTAGAAAATCATGCCCTGGGTACCCGGGGTGATGCCGGTCTCGGGGGGCAGTGCCGTGGTGCTGATGACCTCGACAAAGGAACTTGTGACGGCGACCACATCAAAGGTCTTGCGGGTCGAAATGGCGAACCCAGCGCTGATGTCGAGCTTGTCTCCGACCTGAACACCTGCGGTACTGAAGGCCTGGAGCTGGCTGTTGGAACTCAGAGTGACCGTCTCGTTGGTGGCCTCAAAGCCCGAACCCACAAAACGGGAGAGGCTCAGGTTCTTGGAGTCCAGGACCGCGAGGACCTGCCAGTAGCCGCTGTTCAGAGGTGAGACGGGGCCTGCCGTGTCACCAGTAGCGGTGCCAGGGATGAGAATGGTATCGCCGGGCTGGACTGCAGTGAAATCGAATGCAGCCAGGGTGGGGACACTGAGATTGGCCGTGTTGTTGGCCAGCACCAAAAAGGTGACAGCGATGCCAGACAAGGTCAGCGACCGGTCGGTACGGAACCCGGGATTGCTACCTCCAGTCCAGGTGATGCGGTACCTGCTGGGGTCGAGAGCGGAGAGGCTTACCGCGAAGATGGCGCTGGTGATGCTCGTAGACCTGGTCCCATCAAAGATGAGCTTGGTGGCGCCGGGGTCGATAGTGTGAGCCTCAGCCTTGGGGTCACGGACCTGAATACCGCTGGCGTCACGGTTCCAGTCCACG